CACAAGCTCTCCGTCAACCTCAAATACTAGGGACTTTGCTCTTTTTGGAGTAATTGTTACTGGAGTTCCAGACTCCATAATGAATGCTTTAGATTTAAAGACTTGACCGCTTTCACCAGGAATTTTTGATGGCAAAAAAGTATATTGTAAAACTGCTTTATTTTTATCAGAAGTTACGTTTGACTTAAATAGTCTTGCTCTTGGATCTCCAGATTGACCAGGCTCATATATGTGATGATATTTAGTTGGATTTACTCTTGCTAAGTGATCTATATAAGACTCAAAATACTTGGATATGTGTCGTAGCCCATACTCTTGTATTCTTACCTTTTCTTCATTAGAAAGTCTATTTATTAACTCTGCTTGAAAGTGTGCAGTTGCTGCAATTTTTTGAGGCAGCTCTCCAGTTCTAATAGATTTAAACTTTGTTTTTTTTGTTAATGAAGCAATTTTTGTGGAATCAATTCTAGACATTTAAACTCCATTTAACTTTTGAACTTCTGGTCTCATTAAAATTGTTTCATATTCAACAATGTGTCCACGATGATCTGCTATTGGGGTGCTTCCACGAGGCTCAAATATGGTTGAACCATTAACTCCAGTTGAAGGACTTTCTTTCCAAATAACAAGACCATCAGAGTTTTTAATGTTTGCTACTTTTACTGTAGAGTCTAAAGTTACTCCAGCCCTTACTTTTACTAAACTATTTGTTACTTTTAAAAACTCATCAATATTTACTGTGGTTGAGTTATCTCCAAGACCAGCCCTAACAATTCCTCTTGCAAGACACGGAATAGTTTGATTAAAAACCCAAGTTCTTGTAATAGATCCAGTAGTTGAGTTTTGTGAAATAGATGCTACATAAATGTCTGCGGTCATTGTATATGCTGATTTAGCGACACATGTCATTTAAATCACCAGCATATTAAAGTTCTTGTAAGGTGCAATTAATGAGTCAACTGCTAGGTTTCCAGTTCCAGAATAAATGTTTGGATTGTACTCTAAATCAAATGCATCGTTCTTTACAGACTTTAGTCCCGTATTTCTATAATTCCAGTCTCCACAACGCATATCTTCTACAAGCATAATGGTTGCTTCTTTAATTGCAAGAGGTACAAATTTCCATCCATATTCTCCACGAACTGTATAAAGACTGTTTTTTTCAAATCCACGCTCATTAGCAAGAACTGTTGGTTCTGCCCACTCAAATAAGTTGGCTCCTTCTTCAATGACTTTTAGTCTTGTTTTGCTTTCTGCAATTGCAACTGGTCTAAAAAATAGATTAATTGCAGGATCTTCTGTGGAATCAAAAACAACTTGGTCATCCTTTACTACCTTATCAAACGACTCAGTTCTTTTTCTTAGATCTAGAACATCACTTCCTTGACCATATGCCTGGATTGATTCATAGGTAAATCCAAACTGATCACTAACTTTAGAGTCAATGATAAATCTAGCTCTTCTCTCTAAGGCTTCTAATTGTGTTTCTTGACCAGTTATACCAAGTGCAGCCTGAATGTCTGTTACAGTTGCGTATGGTCTCACCAAAGAGGCATATAGTGTATCTTCTGTAAAAGAAGCTTGGTCAATCACCTGAAGATTAAGTTGAATTTTTCTATTGTATTTTACAACATCATATGGTAGTGTGATATGGAATGGCTGGTAGGCAACTGGGGTAGTTACAGCAGTTTTCTTTTCTGCTTCATCCGCAATTAAATAAACTCCAAGAGATGTATCATAAACATCATAAATTAAGCTATCTGTTCCAGCAGGGGCTCTATATTCAATTACTAAAGCGTCTCCGTCACTAGTTAAATATTCTTTCATTAATCAATACCATAAAAAGACTTAATCTCTTCAGTTGTAGCCTTTCTAACTTCTCCTCTTGCTAAATTTAATATCTCTTCTGCCCTGCTTGCTGACATTACCTGAAATGGCTGCTCAAATGTAAATGTCACAATATTTGAAACATTTAGAGCACTTCTTGGGTGAACCATCTTTAAAACAACATCTCCTTGAGAGGATGTTTCTACTTTTTCTTTTGTTTCTACTTTAATTTCTGCTTCTTCTTTAATTTCCGCTTCAACAAATGTAAAGTCTTTGTCTACTTTTTCTAGATAAGATTCCCAGGTATATCCTGATTCCTCAATAGCACCAAGGTAATCAACCTTTTTCTTTAAATCTTTAACATCAATATCTAGTACTTTACAAATTGCTTTAAGCTCAAGAACTGTTTTCTTTTCAAACATGCGTCTGCCTCCACATTAATTATACTACAAAAAAATAGAAGAAGGGCTACATTTCTGCAACCCTTCTTCTTTGTGCTTAAGCTTATTAAGCTGAAGGCTGACCAACTGCAATAGCTGATTTTTCTTCAAGTGCAACGCCCATACGAACGAATACTGTGTATTCCATAGTATCCTTCTTTGGCTTGAACTCACGATGTACAGTAACATCTCTCTGGAAGCCCCAAATACGGTTGCTTGGTACGGTTAGATCAACATAGTTGTCTGGGTACAAAGGAACTTCTAGTACTGGGAGTCCGAAGATTAGATACTGAGCACCTGCTGGTCCACCAATCTGTGGTAGAACACCATCGATCACTCTCTGTGCAACAGCCTCTGGAACACCACCTGCTCCGATTTGACGGAGTTCAGCGATTAGTTCCTGAAGATGCTTGCTGTTCATGTAGAACTTCAGATCCTGACGGCGAGCCTTGAACTTACGAGGCAAAGCATTGTAGATAGTCTCCAATGCTTCTAGTGTTAGCTTTGTTGAAGCACCATCATCAGTTTCAGGAGAAGTCTCCCAAATGTTGGTCATGGTTGCAGCAGCTGCTGCAGCTTCGTGGGCACCTGCATAGTTTGTGTCAAGTGTCTGACGGATAAATCCTGCAAGGGTATTATTGTAAGTACCATTGCCAGATGATCCTGGACGACCATTGATTGCAATATCCTCAAGATCGTTACCGAACTGAGTTGCCATCAAACGTACAACGTGATCTTCTAGCTGCTGACCTTCAATGTTATCCTCTAGGGATTCTGTTGAAAGTTCGTAGTCTAGACGGAACTTGGTTGTTGTTAATTCAATCTTTGTGAATGCTGGGGCAGCGTTTGAACCTGTATCCTCAGCTTGTGTTGCCTTAGCAACAAGACGTGAACCAACACGAACCTTATCGAGTTCCATTGTATTACCACGCATAACTACTCTACGACCATCATTGGCGAGAACCATCTCGTCAAAGATATAGTCGATAAATTGTGCTGACTGTGCTGGGTTTAGTACACCACCGTTGTCACCTGTATTTCCCTGTGCCGTCATAGCACCTGGAGATTCAAGTGGGGAGAGAACTGTACCGCTAGCAGCAGCCTTTTCTAAAATATTATCACTCATTTTTTATTTTTCACCACCTTTTCTTAGTTAATATATTCTGCGGAACCGAGGAAACGCCCGCCCCACATTGATTTCTTCAATGTGGAATTATTCTCTGGAGCATTTTCTAATTCTCCAGACTTCTTTACTGCTGTGTCTGACTCAACTGCGTCCACACGATTAATAATCTGTGAAATGGTTTCTTGAACCTCAGCTAGAGTCTTTGACAGCTCTTCTTGCTTTGTTGCAAAAGAACTTGTTACGTCTGCAACACTCTTTGCAACAGCATTTACAGATTCTGCACTTTTAGCTGTACCTTCCGATACAGTCGCAGAAATAAAATCTTTGATTTCGTCCAATGCTTTTACCAAGTCAACCACTTCACCGTTATTTTCGGTGGAAGCGTCAGAGGCAACCTCATCTGACTTTTCTACAGATTCTTCTGCAGGAGCTTCTTCAACAGGAGCTTCTTCAGTTACTGTTTCTTCAATTGCAGGAGCTTCTTCAGTTTCTACAACATCTTCTGCACCTTCAACTACTTCGTCTACTTCAACAACTTCTTCAGTTGTTACTTCTTCATTTTCAGCCACGATAACACCTCCTTCATTATTTTTGGTGGCAACTGACTCAATTTGGCTATCTGTTCCAATTGCCTTATCTACTGTCTCTTCAGACAGCAATTCTTTTGTAGGAATTCCAAAGAATTTTTTTACCTTTGCATTCCAAGCTCTTAAAGTTTTCATTTTATGTCCAACCTTTGTTTCCGTTGGTTTCCACGAATTTCCTTCTTTTCTATAAACAGTAATAACAACTGCAGGATCTTCTGGAGTTCCAGTTACCGTTACAGACGAGTTAGGTACATTAATTTTACCATTAGTTACTACTCTTGTTACCTTACCACGAGCAGTTCCGCCAGATGATCCCCACTGAACAAAATCTCCAGTTGAAAATGAAGCCTTAGACATTTCTTTTTTCTTCTTATCCTTGTAGCTTTTTTCATCTTCATCGTCTTCTAAGTCTGACTTAAATTTTCTATTTTGATTTGGGTACTTATTTGCAGTTTCTTCATTAGTAATTACATTTCCCTTACTAAGGTGTAAATCTAATGCTTTTGAAATTGCAACAGATAGTTCTTCTCCATCTACTGTTTCTACCCATCCAATTGATTCTAATGTCTTGTTGCACAAAGCACAATCCTTAGATTCTGCTTCTCCTGTAAAGGCAACTCCATCATTTTCACACCAAAATACGTTATCAATTTGTGATTTGGAAAACATTCCCTCTGCAACACTATTGTTTTTTTGAATCGAAAAAATATTTGCTAATTGATTTGCTGGAGAATCTACAAGTGATAGTTCTACTAAATCATAGTCTTTAATTACTCTAACGGTTCCTTCCATTTCTGGATCATATACACTATCGGAATCATTAACTGCTCCGCCAATAGAAAATCCAGTAAGAGTTCCGTCTAATACCATTTCCCAAATATCTGATGCACCTTTTGAAATATAAGTGTCTACAAATACTCCGCTATATTGCTTATTTGTTAATTGATCAAAAAATGTTTCTGTTCTAAAGTTTACAACTTTTCCAGCAGGAATTGGCTGGTGCATAAGGCGAACATTACCTCTAAAATTTTCAAATGCTTTTTGGGATGCCTCAGCAGAGACACGATCACCCTGTCTGTCAATATTATCAAGCGTTGCAAAGCCAGAGACTATTCTCTTCTCAACATCAACTTTTGAAATAGGCATTGTCAGCGTTATCTGCTGACCATTAGTAGATAATGAAGCCTTTTGTAAATCTACCATAGCATTTTAATTATATAACACTTTTGTTATTATAGTGTTATTTATTGTTGCTGTCTTCCTTCACCTTGAGTAGCTCTTGCACCAGTTCCAGAATCTGCAGCATTATTTTGTCTTTCCTGATCTCTTCTTCTGTTTCCAGTTGCTCTTGCTGTTTGATCTGCTGCTTGTTGTGGCTTTAAGTCTACTGGCTCATCTCCACCAGTAATTGGAGGAAGTCCAAGTCTTGGTCTAACTTCATTTGGCATTACAACCTGCATTCTAAGGTATCTTTCGTCAATCTTTGATTGTGTATCTTCGTCAGTAAGGGTTAGTTCCTTAAAATGAAGCTTAAACATGTCAGTTTTTTCAGCAATAATTCTATTAATTTTCTTTTCTAGAATGTCCTGCTGTGGTCTACACACCTGTTCTTTAAATGTTCTATCTGATTCACGGGCATTTGCAAGAGAAATGTTTTCTGCTGATCCAATTTTAGAAATTGGAGTTCTGTGAGCCATAAGAATTTCTTCACGATTTGCTCTTCTGTAGTTGTTAAATGAAGAATCTTGGATGCCATTTTCAATTGCTTCCATTTTCATTTCTACTTTATTTACACCATCGTCAGCAGGTAGCGGTACGACCACTGTTCTGTGGTTTTGACCACGCATGTTATTTTGCATAAATTCAAATAGTTTTTGCTCTGCTTCTGGGGTAAACTTTGCACCCTTTAGCCAGAAAATATATCTAGGAACTGCTTTGTTTTCAAAGTATTCTAAATTATACTTTGATGCAAATTCGTTTCCAGCCATTGCATTTTTAGCAGTTACAATTGGTGGAATTCCGTAATAAGTATTAGTTGGAGTGTATTCCTTTAGGTGAATAATTTCGTTTGGACGAGGATCTGCACCAACTGGATTTGGCTGACTTACATCCTGAAAGTTTCTAAAGAATACTGCTTTACCATTTACGATCTGAACAAATCCATCACGAAGTCTTCTAATACGCATTGTTGCTGCTGGAATGTGACCAATGTATCCAATTTCTCC